TACGAAGAATGCGCCTTCGTAGTCTCCAATTTCTCCAGCCCAGATGTTATCTACTGCTGGATTTGAGTTGGCGTGAACGAAGTTCCAGCCCATATTTCCTGTTTCTGCACGAAGGTCGTGTGAAACTTCTGGGTGGATACCAGCCCAGTATGCAGTTCCGCGACGAGCCTTTGCCTTGTTAGCACGCAACTTTGCTACAGCGCGACGGATGTCTGCTGAGTCAATTGTGTCTGCTGCATCTACGTTAGCAACCGCTGTTGCGTTACCTGCGTAGATGTTGTTTGAACCTGAGCGAAGTGTTGTCATTGCAACTGAGTCAATAGAATCTGCAGCGTTGTACGCAATGATGTTTGCAATACCTGGGTCTACATCTGCTAGAGAGAACAACTGTAGAGCACGTGTTACAAGAACTGAGTTACCGAACTCTTGTAGTGTTACTGTTACTGTTGTTGGTGTTGACAATGCTACTGCATCTGGGTCAACTGTCTCTGTTAGTGCAGATGTGGTCTGGTCTAAATCAACCCACTTCTGTAGGACAACTGTCTGTCCTGGGAATGCTTGACGTGCTGGGCGCTTATCTGCGACTGAACGAATTAGTGGTTCAGAACGGAGAGCAAACTCTAGAAGACGGTCATACGCCTTCTGTACTAGACCAGCACCACCTACTGTACCGCCTAACGAACCGCTAGAGGTATCTGTATATTGGTTGGACATTGTTTGGTCACCTCCAAGTGACTATGAACGGATAATTACTGCTGCGAACGGAGCAGGTCAATTACATCTTCAGCGCTTGATGCGTTGTCTAGACGTAGATTGAAGTCTTCTGCTCTATCGGGAGTTATGGCACTCTGAGAAATTGTGTCCTGTTGACGCAATGTTGAAAGATTTTGTTCTTTCTGAGTGTCCTGCACCTGTAAACCAAAGAGGTCAGCATTGTCATCAAGCCAGTTTGAAACTGAATCTTCTGAAAAATCGCCTTCCAAGTCTTTAAGGATAAGGCGTGCAGCCTTCTGATTAACTCCCTTTTTCTCCAGGATTTCCTTGACTGTACGCTCACGCTGCGACTTGGATAAACCCTCAAGTTGCTCTGTGAGTTCCTTAATACGCTTCTCATCAGCACGCTTGGCTTTTCTTAGTTTCTTAACTAAGTCTCCGCCTTCGGCTGTGGAATCCATATCTAGGTCGTCGTCTTCATCATCCCAGTAATTGTTGTTGCTCATAGCAACCACCCTTTCTATTCGTTGTTAGTTCGCAGACCACGATTGCCACTAGGGGGAGTGGGTCGGCTTCTGCTTCCAGTCTTATACGCCTGATAGTGCTGGTAGGTCTATCAAGGATTCTTAGAATTGACCCTGTGCTGCTTGGGTCAGACCTGTGCGGGCAATACCTGAACGCCCGCTAAAGGATGCAATCTCACGTGATGTCAAACGTTCACGCTTGCGCTGTGCTTCTGCAAGAGAGTTAAACACTTCTTGCTCTGCTTCAGCCAAACCGTAACCTGCTTCAACTCCACCATAGATTGCTGAAAGTTTTTCTGCAGTAGGTAGGATATCTGCGATAGTCGCATAACCCTTTTGTGCCTCTGCTTGAGTAACGCCCTGTGCTGCAAGTTGGTCAGCAACTGACAATCCAACATTGATTCCTTGACGCGCTGCTGCTGCTCCAATTTCTGCAGTTGCAACCTGACGTTGAATCTTAGGTAGTTGTTGGTTAGGGTCAAGAACGTATGCAACAAGGTCTGTGCTACCAATTCCATAGTAGTCACGTAGTTGCTTGGCTACTGCAGGGTCAGCATTTTGTACACGCTGTACTGCTGTTACTACGCGGTCAGATAGTTCTGCTGCTGACACGTCATTAGAAATGAACTGACGTACATAGTCATCTGTATCAAACTGCTTTAAGCCATAGGCACGAAGTACTTGGCGGTAGCCATCTTCTAGGTTAAGGTACTCAGCAGGTGTTAAAACCTGAAGTCCCTTCTTAAGGCGCTCAGCATTACCAGCAAATCGCACCTGATACTCTGGTGTCTCCTGTAACTGCAATGTAACTGTAGCCTCAGATGCGCCTTCAATAGCAAGGTCACGAATCTTTTGAGCCAATGAACCTAAACCATACTTGTTGAATCGGTCAGTAAGAACTGCAATAGTTGACTGACGTTGATTCTGAAGAGTTGTGCCTTGAGATAGAACTACTGTTCCACCATTACTTAAGACACCAACTGTATCGCCAGTTCTCTGGTCAACATATGTTGTTGTTACTGTTGTGCCTGTTGGAATCTTTGCATTGTTTACATTAATTGGATTGCCACTTGAGTTATATACAACTGAAGTTGTACCAGTTGTCATATTACTAGCAGCATTTACTGGGGTTGTTCCAAAGTCCTGTGGTACTGGTTCACCCTCTGTATAAAACTTTCCACCAGCATCATACTGAATGGCTTTGCCATCCTTAAATAGAACACCAGGTCCAAGTTGAGAAAGTCTTGCTACCCATTGAGCCAATGATTCGCCAGGCATTTGTTGACCTGGCTCATAGGAGTTTCCCATCTCATCAAAACCTACACCCTTTGGTAATGATGATGCTTGTGGAATAATAAATCCTTTTGAACTAACTTGATACTTGGCTCCTGTTGTCATAACAGTTCCATTATCTAAAAGAATGTTTAAGTTTCCTGTGCGTGGGTCAATCTGATATCCAACTGAACCACCCCAAACATTATTGCCAGCATTAAGAGCGGCTGATTCCTCATCTGTATATGCTTTACCAGTCTTAGGATTACGACCAAAGATAGCCTCGCGGGCTGCGTTATCCATTGGCTTGAATTCTGTGAATTGACCACTTCCACCAATTTTATCTGGAGAATCTCCAGGACCAATAATAGGTTGTGGTCCAATTAGTTTGCCTTTTTTAATATCTGTATTAACAGGTGAACCACCTGCTGCTAAGTCAGCAGCCCTTGCAGCAGCGAGTGTGCGCTCATACTCTGCATTGGCAGCATCTTCAATTGCTTTTAAGCGAGCAGTTTCTGCTGCTGAAATTGCTGGTGTTATTGCAGTCGCTGCTGCTTCTGCAACTTGAGCGAGGTTATCTGCAACCTCAATAGGAGTAACCGCTGGTTCAGCAGTTGGTGTTTCCTGCTTAGGTGCTTCACCAGTTGCTGCTAGATAATCAGCATAAGACATACGGTCTTCTTCTGGAAGTTGTTGCTGGAATCTATTCCATTGCGCTGCTGTCATTGCCATTATGCAATCCCCCAATCACGAAGTACCTTTAGAGATAAACTATCCATTACATCCCTAGCATTGTTTGTGTATTCCCAACGTGCATCTGAACGTAGTTCTTTTTCAAACTGCCATAGTGGCTTAACTGTTGGCTTACCATCAGGTCCTATGTTCTGTAAAGCCTTACGCAAAGTAGGGTCTTCGTAACCAATTGAGTCTGGGTCAACCTCAAGAATGTTTGCCATTGTTGACTTGTATGCTGAAGCCAAAGCATCTAGGCTAATGCCCTTGTCAATCTGGTCTTTATAAACTGGATAGGTGCTGGCAGCGTCCATACGAATCTTCTCTTGAACATCAGCAATAGTTGTTAGACCAGCAAAGATATCCTTTGAGTAACTGTCATATGTATTCTGGTTGTAAGAGATACCAAATGAATTGGCATATGACTTAAGCGTATTAACCTGAGATAAGGTGTTGCCACCAATCTTGCCTTGGAATGCTCCAAGTGCCTTTACATCTAGTTCCTGGTCTGATAGACCACCTAGGTAGGCATCTTCAGTTACCGTATTAAATACTTCTTCAGGTAACTTAATGCCAGATTGAGCAAGGCGTACCCTTTGATTAGCGCGATATTTATTAAGGTCTTGTAGATAGACAGCATTGCGCCCCAATTTCATTTCATTGCGTGTCTGAGAAATATCAGATACTTCTGTGAAGTACTTGCTTGCACGCCAGTATCGTTCTGCGTCAGTTATGTTGTCGGCAAGAAATGCTTCCCAAGCAAGTCTAAGGTTGGTGTCATCTGGTCTGCTATCAATGAGAGTCTGAGTCAGACCCTTCATACTTGCAGCCTTAGCGCCTGTACTTATTTCATTTGCAACAACATCAGTTGCATCAGTTGCAGTAGGTGTTCCAGGACGACCCTTTGGATACTTCTCATCAAAGAATTCTCTAGCGCGGGTGCGCTGCATAGTGTCTTTAATATTTTTGATAGCAGCAAGTTCTTGGTCGTATGCAATCTGTTCTTTTGTGTCAGCCACTATACTTCCTACCTGATTCCTCGGATGAAGTCAATAAAGTCAAGACTTTTCTTTTCTTCATAGTCTTCTGTTCCAGTAATCTTGCTTTGAATAAAAGCCTGTGCTTTTTCCTGGCTGTAGCCTGGTGTTGTTACTGAGTAAGATTCCTTAAGACCAGTCTTAGGATTGATGCGAGTCTTGTTAGTAGTAACAGTTCCTTCTTCAATCATCTTCTGGATTGCTGTGTAGAAATCTTTGCTCTCGCTATCGGTAGGCTTGCGACCTAAAGTCTTTGAGATTGTGTCGCTAATAAGTCCTTGGACTGTAGCCTTGTCATACATATAGACCTGACGACTAGGAAGATTCTCTTTCTTCTTTGGCGCAGTCTCCTTTGCATACCATTGTAGGTACATCTCAGGTGTAATCTTTTGCTGACCTTCAGATGTTTGGTACCAATCTGCAGCACCATCTACTGCCATCTCCCACAACATACGTCCCTTAATTGGGTCAGTATCAAATCCATACTTCTTAAGTGCTGCGTTCCACTTTGCTTTAACTGCTGGGTCTGTTACGTATAACTTCTTGGCATCATTAAGTGGAACGGTTCTGTCAGACTTACCCGCTGCGATATTATATCTAACACCAGTTGGACTCATAGTTGTTGAAGCAGGGTAGG